GTGAGAAAACAGTACAAAAAATTAACCTATGCAGACCGGCAGACAATAGAACGCATGAGCGGGCAGGGGATAGCACCGAAAGCAATAGCATTAGAAACCGGCGTACACATTGCAACCATTTACAGAGAGATGCAGCGGGGAACCGATGCAGAAGGGCATTACAAAGCAGAGTTAGCGCAGCAGGCATTATTCAGTTAAGGAGGGGCAAAATGAAAGGTGTTAATTTTGATGAAGTAAAGGCGGGCGATTTAGTACAAGTGCCACGTTATCAATTTGCACCGATGCGGCGCGGTTGGAATGGTTGGCTATTCAGCGAGGCAATAGTTTTAAGAAAAGGGATCGGGAGAAAAAGCAATAAACCGGTAATAGTGGTTGAAATGCGTACACCGAAAAGCACGAACGATTACGGAACGGCAGAAAGAACATTTCGCGCCGATTGCGTGTTTCTTACAAATGGAGTAGAGATCGCACGAAAGTTTTTGAAAGAGGACGGAATAGAAAGCAAGGAAGAATTTGAAAAAGCCATAGAAAGCGAGGAAATAACGGGGGCTGACTGGATCAAATTTTTAGTAGATAAGGGTTTCTTGTTTTGAGTGTAGGCGGCACCGGAAAAACGCCTGCGCCCTATTCGTGGGAGAACCGCCAAGCGGCGGGGCAGGTTCGACACCTGCAGGGCGTATTTGTAGCGAGGTTGGCAACCTTGCGGCAGATGCAGCAGGCAAATAGCTGTTTTCTGTATGTTGTGAAAAAATTGCAGCGGGCGCACCTGCTATAAAGTGCGTGGTTGGTCAACAAGTTTTCAGTTGCTTTTTAAGGGGAAAAGCAGCCCACACAACAAATTTTATAAGCCAAAGCGGGATTATATGAAGAAAGCGAGGGAACCGCCCGAAAAGGGGCAGCAGGAGCCTTACACAGAGCCTAAAAAAGAATAGAAAAATAGCCGTTGCGTTGGCAGCGCAGCGGCTAAAGAATTGGTGCAAATGCAATAACTCAACCTAAGAAAATTATATCACTTATTGCGTTTGCCGTCAAGCCAAAACACCGGTAAACAAGCCGGTTTTGGGCTTGTTCAAGCTATTAACTTTAGGATATACAGAAAAGATAATAAGACGCAAAAAGAAGGTGTAATTAAGTTGGGATATTTTAAAACATCAGTAGAGGCAGGGGCAACGATTGAGGTAACGAAAAGTTATACAAAGAGGGTAGGGGCAAAGGTAAGAGGGGGGAAGGAAAAACCCACAGCAGAGGAAATAGAAAAGGTTAATCAGATGAACGCAGAGAGAACCCTCCGGCTAAAGATAAATAATAATTTCGGGGTAGATGATCCGTTTATTACGCTGACATACCGGAAGGACGAAAGACCGGCACCGGAGCAGGCAAAGAAAAATATTAAAAAGCTGATAGACGGATTACGGAAAGAGTTTAGGAAGGTGGGGGTGGATCTGAAATGGGTATGTGTGACAGAGTACCAAAACAAAGCGATACATCACCATTTATTGATTAACCATATCGAAGGGCAAGATGTTTGTAAATGGGTACGCAGGTTGTGGAAGTATGGCAGACCGGACTTTAAATATTTAGATGATACCGGACAGTATAAGGATCTTGCGGCGTATCTGATAAAAGAAACATCAAAGACATACAAGGCAAAGGACGGAGCGAAAAAGCAAAGGTACAGTTGCAGCCGTAATTTGGTAATGCCGACACCGAAAACCGAGATCATCAAAAAAGCGAAAAAGTGGTTGCCGGATCCGAAACCGATAAAAGGCTATTACATAGACAAAGACACCGTATATAACGGCGTGGATCCATTTACCGGCAGGGCATACCAAAAATATACAATGGTACGAATTTCCGGTAGCGGCGGTTAGATTGTGGATATGTGGATAACTCACAAAGGAAAACCCGCGCCGTCAAGTAATTACTGGACGAAAAGGCAGATCGGAGGAAGGTGGATAAGTTGGAGGTTGGAATATACGTTAAATGTCATTTCAGAGGAAACCCAAGAGGCGCGGGAGAGGCGGCAGCGGTCATAGAGTACATAGACGGCACCGGAAAAAGCCACACAAGAAAACAGCAGATCCGGATCGAGCATGACACGAAAAACGCCCTAAATCTGAAAATCTGTATAGCGGCAATGCGGATATTATTAAAGCCTTGCCACATTACAATTTACACAGCTTGCGACTACATGGGGAACGCCTGCCGGTTGGGGTGGGTGGAGAAGTGGCAGAAGGACGGTTGGAAGAAAGCAAACGGAAAGCCGCCCGCCAACGTGGAGGACTGGAAACAATTCTTTATGCTGACACAGATCCACACCGTAGCATTTGCAGAGTATGACAGCCGACATGATGAAGAATTAGAAAAAGATTTAAAGGAGAAGTAGCGGCATGGTTTACATGGGATCGAAAGCCAAAATCACAGATTACATAGTGCCGGTTATCCAAAGTCATATAGCCGTAAGCGGCAGCAGGACATATATAGAACCGTTTTGCGGCGGCTGCAATGTGATAGACAAGATAAAGGCAAACAACCGGATCGCGGCAGACAAAAACGAATATCTGATCGCACTCTTTAAACACCTGCAAAGCGGCGGCAAGCTGCCCGATGCAGTACCGAAGGAAGAATACGACAGAGTAAGGGCAGACAAAGAAAGTTTTCCGGCGTGGTATGTTGGGGCGGTTGGTTTCCTTGCATCATTCAACGGCAGATTTTTTGACGGCGGCTATGCGGGCATCGGGTACGACAGAGGCAGGAAAAGGGATTATTTCAGAGAGAACAGCAACAACATTTTAAAGCAGGTGCGGCGCGGCGGCATCGCGGGTATAGATTTCATGGTAAAGGATTATCGGGAGTTTTGCCCGAAAGGTTGTGTTGTATATTGCGATCCGCCGTATGACGAAACAAAGGAATACGGCATAGCGAAAGCATTTGACCGGTTGGAATTTTGGCAGATTATGAGGGATTGGAGCCGGTACAATACGGTTTTGATTTCAGAGCAAAAGGCACCGGAAGATTTTATAACGGTTTGGGAAAAAGATGTAGATCGCACAATGAAAGCAAAAGAGCATTTCAAAGCGACAGAAAAATTATTTGTATGGGGGGTTAGCGGTAAAAATGATTGAGTACGGCGAAGGAATGATAAAGATACTTGAATTGTTTGGCGGCATCGGATCGCCGCGATGCGCCCTGCGAAACATCGGAATACCGGTTAAAGCTATTGATTATGTGGAGATAGATAAAAAAGCCGTAAAGTCATACAATGCAATGTTTGAAAGCGAATTGCCATATACAACACAATCCGTTGTAGGTTGGAATTTAAAGCCGGATATTCTGATACATGGATCGCCCTGCCAAGATTTCAGTATTGCGGGGCATCAAGGGAAAGCAACGGCAGCAGGCGGCAGAATAAACAGAGGAAAAGGCGCAGACAAGGGATCCGGAACGCGGTCAAGCCTTATGTGGGAAACCATAAATATAATTAGGCAAATGGGAGAATGGAAACCACGTTTTGTCATTTGGGAAAATGTAAAAAATGTTACATCAAAACACATGATCCACAATTTCAACCGGTATCTGTCAGAAATGCAGAGATTGGGCTATACAAATAGTTTTCAAACATTAGATGCGCGGGAGTTTGGATTGCCGCAGGCGCGGGAAAGAGTTTTTACAATATCTGTTTTGGGCGGGGATCCGTTTAATTTCGATGATCTGATAAAAACGCCGATGCGGAATATTGCGGAATTTTTGGAAACAGATGTGCCGGAAGTATACACCGTAACACAACCAAGCGTATATAACGCGATAGGGAAAAAGGGCATACGAAGGGCAACGGTCATAAAAGATTACGCATACACCATAACGGCACGGCAGGATAGGACACCGGCGCAGGTTATAGATTTAGGCGGCGGGAAATATCGCTATTTGACAGAGCGCGAATGTTGGCGGCTGCAAGGTTACACTGATGCAGATTTTGAGGCGGCGGCAGCAGTACAAGAGAAAAACGGACGGTACGCAATGGCACTTTATAAGCAGGCAGGTAACAGCATACCGGTAACAATATTTGAAAGCATATTCAGAAAGATAATTTTAGGAGAAACAGCAGAAAGTGAGGTTTAAGCGGAAATATGGGAGAATACAAAAATATTCATGCCGTAATTGATAATTACCATGAGGGCGCATTTCCGGTTATTGCAATATGCCCGACACATGAGGCGGCAGAGGAATACATAGCAGACCGGATAAAAGAGGACAAGAAGAAGGGCAACAATTACGATTATGATATTGCAGAGGTAGCGATCGGGTGTGATATGGCATGGAAATAGGGTTAATTGATGTTGACGGTCACAATTTCCCAAATGTGCCGCTTATGAAAATATCAGCATATCACAAGGCGCGGGGCGATAGCGTGAAATGGTATAAACCTTTATTTGACGGTGCGCCAAATGCGCCGCTTGACAAGGTTTATATGTCAAAGGTTTTTACATTTACACCGGGCTATCAATATTGCGTAAACGCAAAGGAAGTTGTGAGAGGCGGAACCGGATATTATTACCCAAACGGCGGCGATCCATTACCGGAGGAAATAGAACACATTTACCCCGACTATGGATTATACGGAATTACAAATACTGCATACGGCTTTTTAACAAGAGGTTGCCCGCGTAATTGCGATTTCTGTATCGTAGGGAAGAAAGAAGGACTATGCAGCAGGAAAGTGGCAGATTTGCCGGAGTTTTGGAAAGACCAAAAAGAAATTAAGCTATTGGATCCCAATATTTTAGCAGCGCGGGAACACAAGGAACTATTAGAACAGCTTGCGGCATCGGGCGCATGGGTAGATTTTACGCAGGGATTAGATGCAAGGCTATTGACAGAGGAAAACATAGAGATCATAAAGCGGATCAAGCTGAAAATGGTACATTTCGCATGGGATAACATAGCAGATGAAAAATTGATTGTGCCAAAGCTGCAATTATTTAAAGAGAAAACCGGAATAGACAAGCGGAAATGTACGGTTTATGTGCTGACAAATTTTAATAGTACACTGCAGGAAGATTTACACCGAGTTTATACAATACGCGCTTTAGGCATGGCACCATTTGTAATGGTTTACGAGAAACAGAAGGCACCAAAGGAAATAAAGGATCTGCAAAGGTGGGTAAACAATCGCATTATTTGGTATAGCACAGAAAGATTTGAAGATTACAGAGGCGACACAAAAACAAGGAGGCAAGGAAATAATGGATAAGGTACATTTTAGCACCGGTAAAGATGATTGGGGAACCCCGCAGGATCTTTTCGATGCACTCAACAAAGAATTTGGTTTTACATTGGATCCATGCGCCGATGACAACAACCATAAATGCGCTAAATATTACACGAAGGAGCAGGACGGTTTGGCGCAGTCATGGGCGGGCGAAACGGTATTTTGCAACCCGCCGTATAGCCGGAAAACAAAATCAAATGCCGGTCAAATTGCATGGGTGGAAAAGTGCTATAAAGAGGCGCAGGGGGGGATCATCGTGGTTATGCTGATACCCGCCCGCACAGATACAAAAATGTTTCACGATTTCATTTTAGGCAAAGCAGAAATACGGTTTATCAAAGGGCGGCTTAATTTCGAGGTAGACGGAGAGAAAAGCAAGGATCCGGCACCATTCCCAAGTATGATCGTAGTTTTCAGGGGCGGGCAGCCAACAAATGAAGTAAAGAGCATAACGGCATAGCGGAGGTATACGGTGGAACTTTTGACACGCGAAATAGCTTATACATACAGAGATAGAGCGAAAGCCCTGCCGTATAACGGTATGCAGGACATAGGGGAGCGCAGGGCATTGCGGATAGAATTGCAGGAGCGATGCGGCGTAACGGAGTTAGAGGCAATCAATATTATAAACGGTTTCCACATTGATATTTACTGTATGAAATATCTGATAAAGGCGCGTGAGGCGGCAGAGGGGAAACCGGAGCCGGAAAAGAAAAAGTGGCGCAGGCAGTACGACAGAAGGGAATTTTATTAAAAAGCAGAAAGGCGGCAGATTATGGGAAAGACAAAAAGCATTGTAACAGAGCATGAAAAAATGTGTTTCTTTTGCGGCAGACCGGCAGAGTGCGAGCATCATTTATTATTCGGCAGCGGCATTAGAGAACTGGCAGAGCAGGACGGTTTGAAAGTACCCGCCTGCAATAACTGTCATAACATGGGCAGGACAACCGAGCGCGTACATGATAACCCTATGGCTGAAAAGCTGTCAAAGATTTTAGGGCAGGCGATGTATGAGGCAAAGATCGGCAGCAGGGAGGAATTTCGGGCGCGTTATGGCAAGTCTTATTTGTAGGGGGCGTTATATGGCTATGACAGAGATCATAAAGCAGCTTGAAAAAGAGATTTTGCAGCAGCGGGAAGATGAACAGAGGATCCTAAACGAGATCGCGGCGGTAGTATCTTTAGATTTCGCACAGCGGGCAGCAGGCGTATTGGATCCGCGAAAACACTTTTACAGTTTCGAGGCGTATTTGATATTGCTTGACAATCTGAAAGTGCTGTTATACGCGGGTATGCCCGATGATTTGGCACTTGAAAGCGCACAGTGCGGGTATGATACAGAAAAAATTTTAGCAATATGGAGGTTATCAAAAGAATGAATAAATGTCATTTCATGGGGCGGTTGGTACGCGATCCCGAAATTCGTTACACGCAAAGCGATCAGCCAGTGCCGGTAGCGCATTACACTTTAGCGGTTGATCGCAGGATAAAGAGGCAGGGCGAGCCTTCGGCAGATTTCTTAGATTTTGTCGCATACGGGAAAGCGGCAGAGTTTACGGAAAAGTATTTAAAGAAAGGTATCAAAGTTGTGGTAACGGCGCGTTGCCAACGCCGCAGCTATGAAAAGGACGGTAAGAAAATCTATGTAATTGAATTTATCATAGAGGATCAAGAGTTTGCGGAAAGCAAGCGGGCAGCAGAGGGCGAACCGGAAAGCAATGATTTCATGCAGATACCGGACGGAGAGCAGGGCGAATTGCCGTTTAATTAACAAGGAGGCGACAAAGTGAAGTTTGAAAGCAATGCAAAGTTTGGGCAACCGGTAGAAAGCGGATCCATTTTCAGAGCAAAAGCCGGAGGGCTAAATATAACGGTTCACAAAATTATCTATTGCAAAGGTTGGCATTTATCTTGTGCAGAGGTTGGAATAAGGGATAGGGAGTTAAAAAGCGAAAGTTTATTTAAGGCAATACGAGAGGCAGAAATAGTAATTAAAAAGAAAGTTGAGAAGATGCAGGAAGATATTGCAAAGGCGATAGAGGAAAGCATAGAAATATCAAGATATTAGGAGGATCAGCAAATGCAAACAATTTCAATCATCAGCTTAAAAGGCGGCGTAGCAAAGACCACAACGGCGGTAAACATGGCGTACATACTGGCAGCAGTACACAAGAAGAAAGTGCTTGTTATCGACAATGACAAGCAGGGTAACGCCTCTAAAGCGTTTGACCGGTACGACACCGAGGACAAGGACACCATAGCGCGGGCAATGTTGGAAAGAAATTTTGATGTTTCCGAGATAATCAAGAAAACGAACTATGAGGGCATCGACATTATAACCGCAAACATGGATCTACTGGAGGCGAACCTTAAAACCGTAGTAGATGCGGGCAGGCAGCAGCAGACGCGATTTAAAAAGGCACTGGCAGCAGTAAGCGGCAATTATGATTATTGCATCATCGACAACGCGCCCGATATTAACATGAGTATCATTAACGCGCTTGTAATGACAAATGATGTGATTATGCCGATCTTTATGGATCAGTATTCATTTGACGGTTTAAACATTCTGTTAGAGCAGATCGCACAGGTGCAGGAAGATTTCAACGAAACACTGAATTTTGCCGGTTGCCTTGTGACGCAGTACCAAAACAACGATGTGAACAATCTGAACATTGAAAAGCTGCAGGCGCGGGGGTTGCCGATGTACGCGCAGAAGATCCGCAGAACGGAAAAGAAAGTAAGCGAAAGCACATTCGAGAAAAAGCCGCTTGTGGAATATTCGGTAAGATGCGGCGCGGCGCAGGACTATAAAAAGTTTGTCTTAGAGTATTTAGGGGGTGCGGATCATGCAGATGCTTAAATTCAAAGCAAAATGCCCTTATGAGATCGGGGATCGGGTGCGGTTCGAGAAGGGCGGCGAAATGCAGATTATGGAAATTACCGACATTCTGACACAGATCAGCGCAAAGACCGGACACATTAAATTTATTTTGGAGTTGGACGGTTGGTATAAATTAGATACCGATTTACACGCGGTAGATGTGCCGCGCACTTAGTAAATACTGGACGAGTACCCAAATAGGGTACAAGGCAAAGGAGGCAAACATGGGCTTTAATATCAATAATTTCTTAAATGCGGAAAGCAAGAAAGAAATAAAAAGCGACTGGAAACCGATCAAGGTAAGTGCAAGGAAATTAAGACCGGCACCGGATAAGAAAAACTTCTATCATGCAGAGGATAAGGAAATTAAAGACCTTGCGGAAAGTATAGAGTTGATCGGTTTGCAGCAGTACCCCGTAATTAGACCGGTAGAGGGTACGGACGAATACGAGGTTATAGCCGGACACAAACGGCGGCTTGCGATCCTGCGGTTACTGGACGAGGGCAAAACGGAATATGAAATGATCCCTTGCAGAGTGGAAACACCGGACGAGGTACAAAACGAGTTGATTTTGATTTTCACAAATTCAACGCAGCGGGAAAGAACGGACTATGAGAAGATGCGGGAAATTGAGCGGGTGCGGGAACTCTTAACCGAGTATCAGAAAACCCATGAATTGACCGGACGGCGGCAAAATATTATTGCCGAGATTTTGGGAACCAACAAAACCAAAGTAGGAACACTGGATAACATCAACAATAATCTGATCGCGCCGTTTGTGGAAGAATTTGCAGCGGGGAAAATCAGTACAAGCGCAGCGAATGAGATCGCCGGTTTGGAGCCGGACGCGCAGCAGGCACTATATGAAACATACAAGGCAACCGGATCATTGGTTGCAAAGGACGCGAAAGCCCTTAAAGAAGTATTTCCCGATGATTTACCCGAAGAACTGAAGGCAGAGGTAAGGCAGTACGCGGCAGAAACCGGAATAAGTTTAGAAGATGCAGCAGGCATTATAAGGGAACGCCACGAGAGAGCGCAGGAACCGCCGCAGGAGCCGCCAAAAGAGGCAGAGGCGATAGAAAACACGCCGGAGCCGGAAAAAGGGCAGGAAACGGCGCAGGACGAGCCGGAAAGCAGCTTTATGAATGAGCCGGAAACCAAAGTAACCTATAACGCGCCCATGACGGACAATACAGACCGTAAAAGCCTTATCATTAACGGCAAAATCAATATGCACAAGGAATATAACGGCATGGCAGTTAATTATTTCATGGGCGCGGTGATCGGTTCGGATCTTTTCGGCGTGGAGTTTTGGCAGGGGTGGAAAAAGTGCGATAGCGGGAATTGTGTAAGTCCGCGAGTTTTATATCTTATGGATTACGCCGGAACCGCAACCACATACACCGTACAGACCGACACAACCGAGAAATGCAAAGCTGTTTTGACTGATACCGGTTTAGAGGTATTGCGGGAGGTAGCGGGGCAAACGGCGGTTATCAGCTATGAAGAACTGGCAGAACTGATCGACATTATGATCTATACGAAAGTAATA